AGGCTATGCAGATTATCAACTCGCAAGACGGAGATGATCGGTGGATGCACTCTGTCAAGCCGTCCGATGTACTGGTGCCCCAGATCGACTTGTACAAGATTCACCACTTCGACAACAAGGCGCGGTCCACGAGTCTCAAGATGTTGGAATTCAACATGAGGGCTGATAGCATCCAAGACCTGCCGTTTAAGGTGGGAACCGAGTTGACTCAGGATCAGTTGCCCATACTCAAGCGATACAACGCTCACGATGTCACCATGACCAAGGCGTTCTACTTCAAGAGTCTGGACATGATCCGGTTCCGCGAGGAGTTGACCCGGAAGTATCAGCGTGACTTCATGAATCACAACGATACCAAGATCGGCAAGGACTATTTCATCATGGAGTTGGAAAAGGCCGGGGTGCCGTGCTATGACTACGGCCCCGCTGGTCGCACGCCTCGTCAGACCAAGAGAGCCAGCATTGCGCTGAATGACGCCATTCTCCCGTGGATCACGTTTGAAAACCCCGAGTTCGCTCGGGTGCTGAACTGGCTACGTGAGCAGACGATCACTGAAACCAAAGGGGTGTTCACCGACCTGATTGCCACAGTTAACGGGTTTGATTTTGTATTCGGTACTGGCGGTATTCACGGGTCCGTGGAGTGTGAAAAGATCGAGGCGAGTGACACCTTGATAATCGAGTCTGTTGATGTGGCCTCAATGTACCCTAATTTGGCAATCACTAATCGGTTCTACCCTGAACATCTGGGTGAAACGTTCTGCGATATTTATCAGGCTCTCTATGAGCAGCGCAAGAATCATAAGAAAGGAAGTGCTGAAAACGCCATGCTTAAGCTTGCATTGAATGGGACATACGGTGATTCCAATAATCAATTCAGTGTGTTTTACGATCCGCTGTTTACCATGAAGGTGACTATCTCGGGGCAGTTGTTAATATGCATGCTTGCCGAATCTCTAATGAAGATTCCAACGGTGCGAATTATCATGACCAACACTGACGGGCTTGAATACACGGTACACCCTGAGTACGTGAGCGCGGGGGTTGGCGCGTGTACTGAGTGGGAGCGACTGACTAAGCTCACACTGGAGCGGTCTAGATATAACCGTATGTGGATTCGTGATTGCAACAATTACACTGCGGAGTATGCCGAATGATCAATCGAGATTACCTTACTAAGTATTTCATGTATTCCCCTGAGAGCGGGGAATTTCACAGACTGTTTATTTGCGACAGATGGGGAAACGAGACACCTGTCGTCAAGAAGGTCGGCACGTTACGCTCAGACGGGTATCTTGAAATAAACATTAAAGGGTGTGTGTACAAGAACCATAGACTTGCGTTTTTATACATGGTTGGTCAGTGGCCGAACCATGTTGATCATGTGAACGGTGATAGGTGTGACAACAGATGGGTAAATTTAAGAAATGTTGATAGATGTGAGAACATGAAAAATAAACGCATTGGGTCCAATAACACATCTGGGACTCTCGGGGTCACGTGGTTTCCGCAAACCGGCCAGTGGAGAGTAAGAATCAATGTCAACGGAGAGCGCATATCTCTCGGGTTGTTCGACACACTCGATGAAGCAGTTGCGGCAAGGAAAGGAGCGGAGAAGGCTTTCGGATACCACCTTAATCATGGGAGAACCGCTAATGAAAATTAAGCGCAAGGGTGCCTATGAGTACGATCAAGACTGGCACCAGAACCACGGCGGCCTAGTCATCGCCAAGGTGACAGAGCAGGTATTGGTTCACGGTGCCCCGATTCGTGAGACTGTGGAGCAGTGGTCCGACATCATGGACTTCATGCTTCGCACCAAGGTTCCCCGGTCCAGCTACCTCCAGTGGGGCGAGGATCAGGCTCAGAACATCTCACGCTACTACATCGCCAAGGAGGGCAAGCCTCTGTTCAAGTGGATGCCGCCTCTCAAGGGTAAGACCGAGTGGCGCAAGATTGCAGTAGAGTCTGGGTGGGGTGTTCAGGTGTGTAACGACATCGCTGATGCCGGGAAGCTGCCGATTGATTTTGAGTGGTATATACAAGAAGTGGAGAAACTATGTCTGAGTGTGATGTGAAACCCTTAGCGGTGCAGGTCGGTGGAACCCACTACAAAGACCTCCCGATTCAACCAGTCGAGTACATCCACGCTAATGCGATTGGGTACTTCGAGGGGAATGTGATCAAGTACGTTTCCCGCTGGCGCAAGAAAAACGGTGTCGCTGATCTGGAAAAGGCCAAGCACTACATTGAACTGTTAATCGAACTGGAGACACGCAATGCTTGAAAAACAGATTGAAACCCGTGTCAAGGAGTACGCCCGGACTCTCGGATGCTTGGCCTACAAGTTCACCAGCCCCGGCCATGCCTTTGTGCCCGATGGTCTATTCATCGCGCCTAATGGACTGATGTGGTTCTGCGAGTTTAAGCGCGAGGGTGCCAAACCGACACCGGGACAACTGCGTGAGCATGAACGGATGCGGGGGCATGGTATTACAGTGTTCGTGGTGGACACCATACAGATGGGCAGACGGATGGTTGACTCTATGGTGGAGCGTGATGCTAACCCCTGACCTCCTACACGCCTACCAGCAGAAGGCGGTTAACTTCCAAGCCACGCACCCTGAAACTATGTTATGGGTGTCAATGGGACTCGGCAAGACCGTCATCACACTGACCTCTATCGCACACCTGATCCGCACTCAGTATCTGAGGGGAGTTCTGATCGTGGCCCCCATCCGGGTTATCCGACTGGTCTGGAAACAGGAAGCCGCGAAATGGAGCCACACGGGACACCTGAAATTCAGTATGATCACGGGTACACGGGACCAGCGAACTCGGGCTCTACTTCGCCCTGCTGACATCTATCTCCTGAACTATGAAAACCTAGGCTGGATCGCGGAGACTCTGCACACCTACTTTATATCCAAGGGCAAAGAGATTCCGTTCAACGGCATCGTCTGGGATGAAGTGAGCAAGATGAAAAACAGTGCCACGCAGCGAGTCAAGTCGTTCAAGAAGGTCATTGACCACTTCATCTGGTCTACCGGACTCACGGGAACCCCGGCATCCAACGGGTACAAAGACCTGCATGGTCAGTATCTCGTGGTGGACAAGGGTGTTCGATTGGGTACGTCCAAGACCGCGTTTCGGCATCGGTTCTATAAGAAGGCGGGACCGTACAAAGAGGTTCCTTATGAGGACACTGAGACAACCATCAAGCAGTTGATCGGTGACATCACACTCGAAATGTCAGCGGAGGACTACAACCCATTGCCCGACCTGGTGGTGAACAACATCGAGATCGAGATGCCGAGCAACCTGCGGGACAAGTATGACCAGATGGAAAAGGAGTTTTTCCTGCTGCTGGACTCGGGCACCGAGGTGGAGATGTTCAACCAAGCATCCCTGACCAACAAGTGTCTGCAATTTTCCAACGGCGCAGTCTATCCGGTGCCCGGTATGCCTCTGTGGGAGCCGATACACGAGTTGAAGCTAGATGCCCTGGAGGAGATCATAGACGAGGCTCAGGGGAGCCCTGTGCTGTGTTGGTATCAGTACAGAAGTGACGCGCAGCGGGTCATGGAGAAATTCAAGCACCTTGACCCAATCAACCTGACCGATTGCAAATCAGAGGCATCTCTGAACAATGCGATGTGGCGATGGAAGTCGGGTAATTGTCAGCTTATGATATCCCACCATCTATCAGCAGGACATGGGATCGATGGGCTACAGGACAATGGACACATTGTCGTTTGGTTTGGGATGACATGGAGTTTGGACGGGTACGACCAAGCAAACGCTCGCATACGCCGTCAGGGACAAGGTGTCCCCGTTGTCTGTCATCGGATACTGATGCGGGACACCCTGGATCAGGCTCAGGTGCTGGCGCTGGATGAAAAAGCGCAGACCCAAGCGGGTCTGCGTAACGCGATCAAGGAGTACCGTAGATCGCGGGGTCAATAGTTACTTGGGTTTGCGGGAGTAGAACAGGGTCCGATCTCCGAACAGATAGAACCCGACTGCTCCCGCAAAGTTATCAACGGATGCGCTGTCCATGTTGTTCAGTTTCATGTAAGCCCATGTGCCCAGCACCATGAGGCCAACACCCGGACGCATGAGGCGCACGATAGCCTCCACCCACGGGTATGAGGGATTCGTGCCCCCGGCGTCATTCATGGCCTTGAACATCTCAAGGTCAGTCTGACGCATCTTGGTATACTCGTCGATATTGACGGGCTTGTACACATCGGTCTGGATGAACCGACCAATCAGGGATTTCCCTAGGTCTACCGCTAGGGGACCAAGAGCCGCGAGGATGGTTAATGGGTCCATTATGGGTACTTGCTCCAAGGTAGTTGAAAATGAGGACCGTCTTTGAAACTTGTCCAGTCACCACCCCATTCGATTGGGATGTTCATTTCAGCAGCGGTTTTCTTGATCACATCTGCGATCTGGTGATACAGGGGCCAATCCCACCGTAACTCTCCACCGACCAGTGCCCCTAGGTCTACGGCATGGCCGGTCAGATGCCGACTGTGCATCGTTTGGCTGGCACCAGCGGCCTTGAGTTGGGCTTGTCGCTCCTTGGTGCGTACACCCTCGATGACCATGAAGTCAATCGGACTCTGAGCGATGGCACGGGTCACAACGGCAGCCAGATCAGGGTGTACCCCGACCAGCTTGCTCATGGATGCCAGCGACAGTCGGAATGTCATTTGTCGGCCTTGTTGCTCAATAGATCATAGATTCTGTCTATCTTGGCAAACAGTGCGATAGTAGTCCGGTCATAGTCGTCCTTTTTGACGTATGCCCCGGCAACCAGAACCTCGATTTCAGATATCTTGGCTGTCAGGTCTTTGTCAGCCTTTTGTAAGTCCTTCACGGCTTGCCACACCACATTCAGTAAGAACCCGATCAGGGCACCGAAACCGCTAAGAATCCAATTGATGATGACCTGATCCATGGTTACCTCTCTGTTGCTAATCCGCTAGGGCATTCTCATTCTGCCTAGATGATAGCGCATTGACTGTTGCCGCTCCGGGTGCAATACGTGTAGCCCGGACGAGTAGGGAAGGGTCTTTGTCAATCATCACTTTCAGAATCTTGTTGCGCTCCGACATCGGGATTGTATTAAACAAATCCTGTAGATTTTTTCCCGACTTCATGGCCTCTGTCAGAGCCTCAGTGGTCTTGCGGCTCAGTGCAGCTTCTGCCAGATCGAGCGCTTTCACGGTACCCGTGACCGTGCGATTCATCACATTGGGAATCAGTTTGCGTAGCGATAGTGTGTCTTTGTCAAGGATTGCTGCCAGTTCGGTACTGCCCTCTTTGGCTGCTTTACCCATCTGGATATTGCGCTCAATCTCTTTCGCAGCCTTCACCACCGGCTCATACTGATGCGGGAGCAACTTGGACTCAATGTCCCCGAATGCAGGGTTGACCCCGGCACCCTTGAGTGCTGCATCCTCACCACGACCCAAGGCATTCAGGAACGGGGTTGCGCGTTCACCACCACCGGGTTTCTGTAAGATCGACGCAAGGTTGTTCAGGATATTGGATTGTTCAATGGGGCGTCCCATTGCGGCATGTTCAACCCGTGCAAGCTTGTACAATGGTGACACGCCCTGACTGGTAGCAGTGCCCTCAATCGCCTCTAGCAGACGGGTCCGAGCCTCCATGAGAGCCGACTTGTCCAGACTCTGGAGGGATGTCGGAAGAGTCGGGTTCTTGAGTTGCGCATCAATGGCGAGCTTCATCGTGTGGAGTCCTTGCAGAGTCTCCATCGGATCACCGCCACCAGTCATACGAGCGCTGGCTGCTTTGGACGCCGCCTCGATTGCCGGGATACCCTTGAGCGCCTGTAATTCTGGACTGATCGCCTGCACTGGTACAGCGCCACCGGCACCACCGAATGCTGCGTTACGGGCTGACTGCTGCGCCAGAGCAGCTAGACGCTGGGCATCCGCGTCGAATGCCTTGCCGTAGTTCGCTGCCGAGAATGCCTTTTGGGCCGCTGTGGCAACATCCAGATCAGGAGCAGCGGCCTTCAATGCCGCCAGTCGTGCGGCTTCCTGCTGAATCAGTTGGTCGCTGAAATGGGTACTCGCCTTACGAGCAGCCAAGCCGCCCAGAGCCTGCATCGGAGGGACATTCACTCCCGCCTCTTGGATTGCTTGAGCCGCCGTGATATTCGATGGTGCGTTAGCGATTGCCTGTTGCACTTGAGGCAACTTGGCTCCCGCGACATCTCGGGCGATCTTGGCCGCGTTCAGCTTGGCAAGAGACGGACCTACCAGACGATCCCCGACCCAGCCTACACCCTTAGCGATGGCGGGAGCAGCGATTCGCCCTACACCCTCCATCGTGGCACCTGTGGCTACGTCACCCACTGCCTGAGTGAGCCCTTCACCAGCCGACACAGGGGCGACGTTACCCAAGGCCACATCTGCCAGTCGGGTGATGCCTTTGCCGATACCGTAACCTAGGCCAGCACCCCCTACTGACCCGATAGGACCGCCAGCAGTACCAAGGACACCACCGGCTGCGCTGGCAAGTGCCTCCACGGGCAACCCCAGAGTCTCACGCAGCGCACCCATGACTCCATAGAAGTTTGGGTTCTCTCTGCCCCATTGGGGTATATCGGTGCCGAACTCCTGCTGTGGTTGAGCCGCGCGCTTCTTTGGTCTGGATGCGTCATCCCATTTGACGCTGGCGAGATCAATCTGTGGGGACTCGTCCCACTTAACATTGGCGAGGTCAATCGACATAACCTGTGCTCCCGTCACTGTACTGAGCGACTCTGCGTCCGTCAGGTGCCGTACCTGTTCGGACTATTGTCTTACCAGTAGGTGCAGACTTGATGCGCTGCTGAATCGCACGTTTCTCCTGATTCAGAATCTCCAGCCGTCCAGTCTCACCGGGCTTGGTGCGAGAGATTTCACGATTGATTGCAGCCAAGTCCTCACTGTCCCGATCCCCACCGCTGCTCTTTGCAGCAGGAGAGGATGGGGCTGGAGCATCCCTGCCTACAGGGCTAGACCTATATCCCTGATCCTCGCTGTAGGTGCTCTGTAGCGCCTCTTGTTCCCCGGCTGCAACGGCACGGAGTTGCTTGAGTTTCACCAATGCAGTCTTAGGGTCATCCTTTTCGGATGGGATGAATGGGGCGAGTCGGGGGAACTCGCTTGCTGTCACAGCCGCACCGCTGCGATCATGCAGCTTTAGTGAGCCGATGTCGGCAATGACAGCACGGGTCTTGACACCCTCGGGGTATGCGCGATTGAGAACCTGTGTCGGTAGGTAGCCTTTCAAACCCGTGGCGTTCTTATCACCACCTTCAAGAGCGCCCGAGAGCAACCCGATTGCTTTGTCAATCTGGTTCAAGCTCTGGTCATTCTTGATGATCGCGGTGTTGACATGCGGAGGGATCGGTTTCAGATTAGCACCCTTTGCTGCCTTCGCGTCAGCGGCCATATCCTGCCCCCGTGCCTGAACATTAGCACGCAACTGCGCATCAGGCGACACGCTGATTGCAGCCTCAGTACCCGGAATCACAGTAGCTTTACCCGTAGGTCCGATCTGGAGTTCGCGGATAGAACCGCCCAGGTTCTGGGAGATGTTCTGCGGTTTCAGGTCAGACGCAGACGCGCCATATTGTCGAAGTATGTTTGCTCGCTGCTCGGGCGATTTGGTCAAGAGAGCTTGAGCGTCGGTGTCGGCCAACTGTTTATCGTGGTCGTTGTAAAGAGGTGATCGCATGACTTCATCGAGATGTGCCACAATTCGGGCATCGCTTGGGTCACTGGCAAGATTGCGAAGCCGCTGATACCTGTCCTCTTGCTTGAGCTTCTGCACCTCGAATGCCGATTTCTCAGTATCTCGGATGTCCTTGGACGCCTTAGCGTGAGACTCAGCCAGCTTGCGAGCCTGATCCAGAAACCCCCCTCGTGCGAGTTGGTTCACCTGATCCTCGATCTTCATGTCTGGAGCGAACCCGGACAATGTGGACCGTAGGCGGTTCTGTTCATCAATACCCCGGCGCATCTCGGCCATCTTCATCTGACCGAGGGCGTTGTTCTGTTGGGCGGCTTGAATCTGCTGCATCTGGGCGAATGCATTCAAGGGGTTCGGGATGTCCACCCCTCGATAGCCCATAGCGATACTAGAGTCAATTGGCATGATCAGCCCCCGTATCCATAGTCACTGTACAGGAACCCTCGATCTGAATTCCCCCCACCCGTGTAGCCGGTAGAGGGTTGGGTTCCGCGTAGAGCGTTCAGCATGTTCTGACCCTGGTTGTAATTCAGATACTGACTCAGGCCACCCGATAGCGCATTCGCAGTGCCCATGTACCCGGATGCACGAGCATTGCCCGCGCCCATATAGTCCTGACCTGCCCGATTCGCGTAGTTCTGACCAGCAGAACCAATGAGGTTGGTGGAAGTCTGACCGGCATCCATGAGGCTTTGCAGTGGGTTCAATTGGTTGCTGCGGTTAGTCTGGTATCGGTTAAATGCGTTCATGTACTCTTGGGAGCCCATTTCCTGACCGTATCGAGTGGCAGCCTTGAGAGCAGCGCCCGAGATCAGCCCACCCCGAGCAGCGGCTTGACGGTCCAGACCTTTCAACCCCTCGGACAGACGAAACCCGTAGCCGGGGTCTTGCTGGAAATCCTCCATCCCGAAGTCACGACCATATTTACCGTAGCCTGCTGCACCAGCGTTCCCACCGATACCCAGAAGCTCCATGAGTCGGTTCTGACTCGTGATTCCTGCCTGACGGAAAGGCTCCTGATCTGCGCGTTGCTGGGCGTACTGGTCAGCCTGTAGCTGGGCTGCACGGTCTGCGGAGTCTGCTTGAGCACTAGCAGCCGAACGGGAGGACGACGCGCCAAGTAGGGCGCTTGCTCCCATGATTCCTTCCATGATGCCCATGTCAATGCTCCTTTACGAGTGTGTTGCCACCCGTTCTAGTAAACCCTAATCGTTCCAGAATCCCGAACATGTGGTCATGCCCGGCAGCCACCTTGGTGAACACATTAGGGTGATTGAAAATCTCTTTGATGATCCCCTTGGTGGCCCAGCGTCCGCGCCACTCGGGTAGCACGGATACATGCACCTCCCCCTCTTTGAGATACACTGCCCCGATACCTTCACCATCTCGCACAATCAATCGCACGTCCCAAGTATCCAACCGTCGCTCATATTCCGAGTAGTTGATAGGTTCGTTCCAATCCGTGGCTGCGTACCCAATGAGGACAGCCAGCGCACGATTCGGAACAAGACAAGTCGTCATGTCACCTCACGCCCGGAAGCCCGGATATTGAGAGTTGTTGCTACGGATGCTATTGTACTGATCGAATCCCCTTGTGCCAAGGCGTGACCGACAAGTTCAGGGAACGTGTAGGTTTCTTTCGGTTGTAGGGTCTTAACTGCTGTAATCAGGTTCGAGTTTGCAGCGGTTCCCGCATTCGGGATCAGGTTCACGCTGATGGTGGCGAGCACGGTCCCGTAGTTCGTACAGGTGAACTTGTCAATCAGGGTAGTGACCCCGGCTGCTGTGACGTATTGCAGAGTCTGGGCGTTCTCTGCATTCTTCGACTCAATCAGGACTTTTGGTGTAACTGCCATGATCTGTCCTTAAGTTGTACCATCTGTCAGCAACCCGCGATCTGCGAGATAGGTGATCAGGTTCGCTAGTGCGACATTGCCACCCTTAGCACCCGTTAGGGTACCCTTGACCGCCGATGCTCCAGCATAGAATGCAATCTTGTTCCCTGCTGCACCAAGCTGTGCGGTGCCTGTCCCGGCTGCGATCAGCGCCACGCCCACATTCGCCTCGCCTTCGGCTGTGTAAGGGACCAGTTGCCCAGATGCGCTACCAGACGTAACCGGGGTGTTGATTGTGGCAGTAACCGTCTTTTGCACAGTCGGAGAGGTCACAGTACCACCCGGAGTACCTGCCACATAGGATGTGGCACCACCACCGTACTTACCCAGCGATGCAAATGCCCCAAGGTGGATCAGATTGTATGCCGTGGGCAGGAAGGCACCGGCACCAGTACCAGCACGATCATACTGCTCAATGATGGTGTTGGAAATCCAAATCTGATTGCTCGTACCCGCTACTTTAATCGCGCTACCCTCAGACAACACAGAGTACAGATTGGACACCTGCACATTGTGGTTCGTACCAGCGGTAATGTCGATAGCACACGCACCCGTGAGCACCACAGCGGGGCTAGCTGGGGGCCACGCTTGCCCAAGGTGGAATATCTGGTTCACGGCAACGTGAGCCACGCTGCTGTCTATCACGATAGCCCGACCTGTAAAGTCAGCATACAGCCCGTTGATGTCAATCACGCGGGAGGTGCCACCCGAGCCGCTGGTGCTGATATGGATCGACTCCTTCACCGCAAATGTGAAAATGCGATCCATCCAGAGTCCGTCCACTCGCAACAAGGTGATCTCGATACAGTTGGCCTGCTGCCACTGTAGAACACTGTCAGCCTCGCTCCAGTACGTCCAAGCGTGTAGACCGTCCAGCTTACCCAAATCGTAAATCTGGTCAAACTGGAAACCCTGATAGAAAAACTGACCCGTGATGTTCTCATAGTGAGGGCGGGCGGAGTTGTTCGTGTAGATACCCTTGTAGACACCGTGGAAGTGGACCCGATCCAGAATCAGGGTGCCGTAGGTGTTCTCATTGCGAATGACCCAATCCCGAGATGCGGGACTCCAGCCTCCACCGGGTACAGGGTGGCCCTCTTGGAAGATTGCGAGGTTGGTCATGCCGGACGACTTGCCCATGTCGCCCGTGAACTGGATCAGGGGACCACCTGCGTTCGCATGGATTAACCATGAACCATTCGGAGGGATCGTGATGGGTCGGGCATTCTGGAAGTCCAGATACCCTTCACCCACCAATCGCACAGGACCTGTTACAACCAGAGTACCTGTCACCCGGTACTTGCGCGACGAGAAACGTACCTCCATGTGTCCGTTACCTGTGGTCTGAGCAAATGTGATCGCGTTCTGAATCTGACCTGTTACATCGGTGACGCCATCCACGAATGTGGTGAAATCAATGTAATCGTCCACATTGACATATTGGCGCATCTTGCTCTGCGCGGTCTGAGCAACTGCACCTGTACCTGCTTGGATAAAGCCGACCAATGCGGAGCCCCCACTCCCTGCCAGAGCAGCAGGGATCGTAAGAACCTCGTCAGCTACGTTATCAACGGTCCAGATTTCGACGTTGTTTGCGTCAACCAGCCGCAGTTTGTATGCTACCGTACTGAGCCAGATGCTGGCCTCACCACGGGAGTCCAGAATCGTAGGGTTCGGGTTAGAGGTGTTACCCGTGGAATCAGTGTACGTTGCAAGAGGGGTGTTGGTCCCCGCTGCGAATGAGTACAGCTTTCCGCCGACCAGCGGGTTTCCATTATTGTCGAAATATTGCTGTTTCGGGGGAGGTGTTAAAGCCAGTGCCATGATGTTACCTCATAATCAAAATGCATTGTAACTCGTGTCAAGCATGCCATATCGGAATATAGCCGACTATGCCCACCGAGTCTGATGTGACCTTTAACCACTTGTTATTCCCCCCCTGAGGGGCGTTTGTCAGATCAACTGTGGCTGTAGCCGATCCCGTGACATCCATCGCAACCCCTCGTATTAGATCGGATACTGAGGAGTACGTGGGGGAGCTACTACCGAGAACGATGTAGTTTGGGATGTCTGGATACGTTGGTTCATCTGTAGCTGAACTGAAATAGCACCCGTGCCATGAGTATTGAACGGTTCCCGCTGTTGTCCAAACACACTGTCGTGCCGCATTTGGGGTATACGTGTTGAAACCACCAAACCCGCACCCTGACATTGCCACTTTTACGGTTTTACCCGCCGCAGCATTCGTCAGAATGTTATTCGTGGTGTAGTGAGCACTTGTTACGCGATTGAATGTGCATCCTGTGATATTGCAACCTGCGCTGTTCAACCCATCAATGAACAAGTCAGCATCCCCGGCATTTTCTTCAAAATACACACCCTGTAGATTGCAACCCGCTGCACCATCTGGCCCCATGCTTATGTCAGCACCACCTACGAATGCCCCGCTTCCCCCGATGCCGTTTCCCTGAAACGTCCCACCAAAGAAGTTCATGGTGATGACAAGCTGGGCATTCAGTCCAAAGTTAGAGTTGTACCCGAATGTAGTCGCAATGAATGTAATCGCATTCGGGTGGGTATATGTGCCGACCTGGAGGTACATCCCCTCGACGTTATACGCGAATGTGGAGTTAGCACAGTACATATTGTAAATATCCGTACCCACCATTCCTGTTCTAAACCCCGTCACCCGTACATCATTCATCGAGAAAAACAATGCGTTTTGTACAGCGAGTGCAGTTCCGGTCCCCGGTGCTCCACCTCCCGGACCCTCTAGATATACGCCTGTTATGGTGATGTGGTATTGCAGGAAACTGTTACCGATTGTGAATAATGCATCCGTACCAGATGGATATACGATGCTGGTGTTAGCGCTCCCGTCACCGATAATGTTGCATCGCGGTCCTGTAAATGACACAGATGTGGCAGTGTCATCCATGAGTAGCGGGGTGGTACACAGATAAACCCCAGCGGGGATGAATATGGTTTTCCCTGTGGATGTGCCGTATGTGAGGGCTGCCTGCAATGCGGGGCCATCGTCGGTAACACCATCTCCGACAGCACCATAGTCTCTTACGCTCACCCACTCACGGGCCTTGGCTTGAGAGGTTCGGGTAATCGCACCAGCACCAGCCTGCGTGAACAACGACTCGGGCTCGTATCGAGGGGCTGTCTCAATACCTTGTACGGTCTTGCTCAGTTCATCAATCTTGGATGCGACCACCGAATTGTCAGGTGCCACCAACACGGACTCCCCCGAGTTTGTACCGCCTGTGTGCAAGTTCAGAAAGAACAAATACCACTCACGCGACAGCCTACCTGTTCGCGGGTCAATGAAATCCGTTCGTGATGAGGGTAATGTCGGGTCAGCCATTGGTTGGACTCAGTAGCAAATTGGCACCCATGATAGCAATCTTCACAGGGTCTGTTCCTGACACCTCATACACGCGATCTCGCAGTTTCAGACTCATGCCCAGCCGACGCCAGAACACACGGGTCTGATAGTTGCCGATGCTGCCCATGCGACTGTAATGCTCATTCGACCAAGTGTGACCGCCATCATCCGACCAACGGAGAACGACAATCGGGTTCTGCATCGGAGTAATCTCGTAGGTGATTTCGATACGGTTTCCGTTTTCCGTGATCAGGAAATCACCGCTCTCTATCAGCAGTACGTCACCGGGCATACCGGTTTCACCAAAGGGGTCCAACTGGTTCAGACCGACACCAGACTCACAATCGAGCTGGAGGCTGTGCTGTGCGGTACGGGTCAGGTTGTTCTGACCTGTAGGTAGAGCACGCCACGAACGGAGCCACTTTTGAGGTGCCCCGTTATCATCGTACTTATTCAGGTCGAATGCGTATACATTCCCATTCTCGTAGTCCCCGACTACCAACTCGTTGCCGAACGTGGCGAAGCAGTTACTACGATGACGAGTGAACTGACCATTGTAGAACCCCGCCCGCTCATGCCACGATTGAGTGGCTACGTCATAGACCCATGTCGTATTAGCGCTAGGGAAGATCAGCACATAGAAGGCGTGACCATCCTGCTGATAGGTGTACCCGATTGCATCAGAAAGATCGCCGTACTGCTGAATCTGCCACTCCACGGCATGGGTGGAAACTCTAGTGCCCGTGTATCCATTGGCGCGGTAAACGATCCCCCGACCACGGGCATCCGATCCCAACCAGAAGATACCATTGTCTAGCTTGGCGACTGAGTGGGCAGCAGCGCACCCGATCTCATTGTACGCACCTTGGATGCGTGCAAGGGGGAAATCCGTGCCCCCTGAGTTGTACCAGACCTCTACCGAGTTGGTGCCAAATAACCACACTTCACGGTGATCCACGATCAATGTGACAAGTTTGTCAGGGGATGCCTCGGCACTAGCGAAGTCCAGAGGGTCCACTGAGCTACCATCTAGGAGACTCGTGACCCACACTTTCTGACTATTGGGCTGGTTGAATACGAAATACCCGTCCAGATACCCGACAGCGACAGCACCCTCGAAATCAGGGTCTGTTATGGACGCCAACACGTTGGTGCTGCTGTTGTAGATGAAGCTGGGTCCATTGCAGGCGATGAACAACTGAGTCCCGTTGTCCGACATGATGACGGGGCCGGAACCGGACACGCTCCCCAGATACGATGCGACATAGGGGAAAGGCGTGACCCGGAAAAAGCCATTGCCGGATACCACATACCCGACATTGTTGAATGTGTACATCCCACGAATCGGACCGGTTCCCACCTCACCCAGCAGCCGTAGTCCGGGTGCGCGGTTCAGGAATCCGGGTTCCTTGCCACCCTCAGGGATGGCTTCTGGGAACAAGTTGACCATGCGATTGTCTGCCGCATTGACCGACCTTGCCACATAAGATGAGCCAAGTATAGGTGAACGCATGGCTTAAAAATTGCCTGTGTAGACATTGAACCGCTGGCGAGTGACAACCAGCGAGTATGGCATCGCCATGATGTCATCTGGGTTGTTGATTCGCTTGATGTTGCGCTTGCTGGTCATGGCAATCCGCTTGACCTGCGGGGACGGCTCTACCCCAAACTCAGGAGCAAGTTCCATCGCAAGGTTGTACTTGAATGCTCGGAGATACCCCGGAGGGATCAGCAACGAGGTGTTCAGTGTGGTAGGCTGACTCAGTTCCTGAACCGAAATGAAATGCCATTCCAGAGGGCGAGTGGGTTTCGGGTAGATCGTCATGGAGATGTTCGGGTGCTCCATGTTGATCCACATGACCTGCGGATACGTGCTGGTGACGGTCTTTACCGCGATACCATCGTACTGCTGCTGGTTGATGAATTTGATGCCGAATGACACATTCGTGGACGCATCCCGAAAGTACGTCGCATCGTCCAGCAACACCGGGCGATTGCCGATGAAGTCGCCAGAGGGTCCGAGAGTCTGGGTGATTGTGTCAGCAGGCCATGTGAACACCTGATCCTGCGTGTTGTAGACAGATAGGCGCTCAGTACTCCACGAATCCAGCATTTGGTTGAATGCGGATAGCGCATCCTGAGAGGTGGCAGCGGAAGGAACCTCACCCTCGGCCAGTACACCGATTAACCGCAGTGCGGCATTGATCTGGTCCCCGGCTGTGGTGGTACTCATTCCTAAGCTCCTTCGGATGCCTCACTGATCGGGCGGCGTGTGTATTTACGCTTGACGTCCAGTTGGTTCACTGGAACCTCGATGTTCTCGACGGGTTGCGCACTCGGAGTATACCGCACCCACCCTTTAGATTCATCGTAAACAGCCTCCTGCTCCATCGTAGCGACCTTGGTGCCGTGAAGGAAGTGACTCATGTAAATGATTGGCATATTGGGGACGGGGCCGAAGCCCCTGGTTCATTACGACACGCGGTACACAGACCATGCAGATGTACCGGTCTTACGGAACCGGAACACACCTGCACCACCGACACCGGCTGCACTACCTGTGATTGCAACAACGAGGTTGCCTACAGCAGTGATGCCTGTACCGACTGCCACCGTAATCAGACCTGTGGATGTTCCAAGGTTGATGATCGTCAGGTCGAACGTGCTACCGACCTTAGCGTTGCCAACAGAGGCATCCAGAGCGGCAGCGGTGGGTAATGTGTAGGTTGCGGCAGTCGTGGATGGGTTACCCACCAGAATACCACCAGTTGTCTGAGCGGCGGTCAGAGTAGCAGTCGATGTGGCTGTCTGCACATCTGCCTGCACCCTCAAGACCAACTCATTCACGTTTCCATCGCCGAACTGACGACCACCACCAATAGAAGGAATAGCCATGATGTTTTCTCCAAATTTGTTTCAAAACCCCCGGCGAACCGGGAGATTAGGGTTAACCCCAGATACGGGTCGCCATTTGTGGGCGAATCGCACTGTAACCGTACAGAACGTCGATACGGCAAGGCATACGGTCATTGTTGATGTCGTACTGACGCACAACACGCAACGAGATACCGTTGTGGACTTGGCGGGATGCCATGTCAACACCTTGAGGCAACAGCAAGTCGGCAGTAGCGAAGGTGATCGCATCCTTGTGGTACACCAAATTCTGAGCGTACTGGCTGGATGCCGCACCCAAGAACGTCACGGTAGCTGTTGCAACCGGGAAGGCGTCAACAGTCGCCAGAGCGTGAGCCGATGTGTAGATCGCGGGAGTCACAGTAACAGCCCAATCGCCAGAAGATGCGGTCACATCGCTGGTAACGGTGAACTGCTGGAGCGAACCAGTCGATTCACGAGTTTGCGGGTTCACTGCGTACACGTTAGCGATGGTGAACACGTCACCGGCTTTCAGCGTAGTGGTCACAGAACCTTGAGTCAGGGTCATGGTGGTGGCACCTTGACTAGACACAGTGGTCTTGACCGTAGTTGCTGCACCGGCATCGCGAGAACCAGTAGTGTGCTGCTTGATCGACTGCGACATGTTGATCTCATCGAAGCCCAGAACACCAGTACCCATCATGCCATTGCGGAACTGACGGGACACGGTATCGGTTGGGTTGAACAGACCTTTCATGCCTTCCACCAGACCAGCATTGGCAGCGGGGTTCACGGTAGCGTAACGTGGCGACATGGTAGCGGCATTCTCGTTCAGCTTCTGCTGGGCCTGCAACAGCACCAGTGAAGTGGCAGGAGTCGTGCCAGGGGTGCCCACCGAGTTCCAGATGTTCTTGTACGCATTCGCCACATCGGCGTCAATGGATGCCGCCAATTGCGAAATACGAGGTTTCAGAACACGATCTGCGAAGTCGTCCAACTGCATGGTCAGTTCAGCCGATGTGAAATTCACACCGATGTGTTTCTGACTAGACACGGACAAAGTGGTGTACTGTTCGTTGTCGTCCTGTACTTGCAGGGCGGCACCGTCAGTCACCAAAGCACGGTCGGGCAGGCGAATGCGCAGAGTGGAGCCGATTTTGGCACCTTCTACGGCGAACGAGTCGTCGTACTGACGGTTCACGTTGCGGGTGAGCACGAGGTTGTTCTCGAGGATTTCGAGCGCCTTGCGGGTGATCATGTCAATGGTGAGAATGCTATTAGACATAGCGTCATCCTTTCAAGTTTTAGCGTAAGCGTTGCGCCTCGGATTTCTTCAATTGTCGGGCACGTTCAGCAGCAATCCAATCCGATGTACTCATGGTCTTGATAGACCGTGGGTCGGTGGTGTCATAGGCTGGGGAGCCTACGCTACGGGCAGTGACCGGCGCAATCGGAGCCGGGGCATTCGATGATTTCTTGACCGGGGGAGTCGCGGATACGACAGCCTCAATCTTCCCAATTTCACGCGCCTGCATGAGTGGTGATAGCCGGGAGATGCGATCTGCTTCCTTGGGATTTGAACCAAGGTAGTAAGCCACATCGGGTCCAATGTCGGACGACTGGATCGTTTCCGCCATCGTGGTCGTGATTCGGACATTCGGGTTATATGCGACTTGTTCAAAGTCGTCATACTTGCTCCGTGCTTCCTCTTCACGCTCGTGATAGGCTTCTACAACCTGCATCTTTTCCCGCTCAGAATCCCTTGCCGATACCAACTCCTGTGCCTTTTTGAGAGCCAATGCTTCCGCATAAGCCTCTGGAGACTGGAACTGATCCAGTGGGGGAATCTCAACAGGTGCCCTCAAGACCTGCGTTTCCGCTTGTCGTTGGGCTTGTTCCCGTTCCCATTTACGTTGCTCTCGTGCAAGACGTTTACCAATAGCTGCGTCCAATTCCTCCTGAGTGAAAGTCTTGGCTACCTCTGCTGGCTTTTCTTCCGGCGTATTCTCAACCACAGTCTCAGTCGGGGCCGTCCCAACTGGTTCTGTCACGGGCGCTACTTCCGCTAAAGCTTGAACTTCATCTGTCATGGTTTGAATCCTGAGATTCCCTGATGAAACGCACCAGTACGTTATATTCTAGGTCAATTGGCTGCGACTATCAACCAGTTGGTCCCGTTAGATTGCAACAATGCATACTTTCCAGCAGTTGCAGTCAGGATCGCAGTTCCAGCGGCACCCCCTGCAATCGGGACCACATTAGAAGACGCGGATGTCACAGTGCCTGCAAACTGAGTCAGCAGGTGCAATCGGCGTCCGGTGAACGAGGCAGCAGCAGGTAGTGTATACACAGACGCAGCAGTTGTCTGCACAATCATATGGTCAGTGGACAGAACCGTGTATGTTGCCGCTGTGTTGGTTACCAGATTTGTACCGAATGACTGCACCTTGGTAAACCCGCCACTGTCAATCCGCATCCGCTCGGTCGGGGAACTTGCCCCATCAGCCGTGGTACTGAACACCAATCGCCCAGGCATGTCATTGGCACCCGGAGTACCATCCACAGTTGCTGTTATCCTTGCACCGAGAATGACGGTAGTACCATCTGCACCATAGAAGTCCAACACTCCCAAGTTGTCCCCCGACACCACAGGCGTAGTCCACGGTGCGGAGGGCGTGCCTCTCGATTTGAAAAATCGCACAGACTGACCAACCGCATTGACTGAGAATTTGAAGTTATCGGTCAGGCCGTGATTCTCTAGCGATGACCCTGTGATCACTGACGTGTTGCCGATAACCACTCGTCCACTTGCATCGACGAGGAACGGTGTGGTATCGCTTGCGACATCTTCAACCAGTATCGCGTTACCAGCACCAGCCTGTGTAATTTTAAGGGCGGGTGAAGCGCTATTTGTAGAGATAGTCGCAGCACCCTTGAACGAGTGTGTGTCCGTTGCCTCTACCAGACCCTGCACGGTGCTTCCGGCGGTAGTGTTGGTGGTAAGTCCAAGATTATTCGTCATGAACTTAGTGATTGTGGCACCCGAACTATCTAGTATTGGGGCAATGATGTTCCCAGTCAGATAGCAGTCGGAAATATCGAACTGAGTAATGGACGCACCTATACTGACCCCGTACTGCTGTGCAGTACCGCCACCATACGCTCCAGCAAAACAACCCGACATGACAAGACCACCACCACCTGCTGTGATTTTCACTCCGCAAGCGTCGGTTGCTGCTGGGACCGGGGTAGCATCACCATTGTTTGTCATGGTGCAGCCTGTTAGCAGCAACCCTCCTGCAGCAGTCGATGTAATCCCCGAGTACGAGTTGTTGGTAAACCTGCAATTACTCAGCGCAATAGGTCCATTATTCAAGGCGAAGTCAGCACCAACCCCGGTGTTCGTGGCTGCGGTTGCCTGCCCGCGACCAGTACCCGTTGCACCGGATCGCTCTTGGAAAATGTCGTTAATTGTGTGTTGATACCCATGGGTGCTGAAATAGATTCCAGCGATGCCATCGTCACCAATGAATCCACCATTCAGTCGGATGCCGTTGATACTGCTCGTAGCAACTCCCACAAAAGCAATTCCGTACTGGGTGTTGGCATAACCTGTGGTCCCCGTCCAAGTGCCCATCGATACAGAGGGGACCGCGCCAGCACTAGTAGCCTCCACGTAGTACCCAGAACCATCATTGAACTGTGCAAGGTTCTGCTCAAGCACCCACTGGAGCGTTCCCACAGCAGCGGAATGTGTCATGTACAAACCGTGGCTGTAATTGCTCTCAGTACGGACAAATCCAACATGGCCGTAATCAGTCGGACCCAAGGCTAATCCGTACCAGTGGGCGTCAAGAGTAATTTGCTCGATATTGCACCGACTCACCACGTTGCCTAGACTGCTGATACCGTGCCCACCAGCAGTTGCTGCAATGCTACGGGTCACCCGTAGGTCAGAAATGGTCAAACCTACGGCACCATTTGCTATTATTATGGCCGGTAGTGCGGCAGACGCCATCGTGATGACGGACTCAGAGGCACCCATCCCAATCAGACCGCCAGATGTCATCGTGAGACTGGTTGTAATCTTGTAGGTGCCAGACGGAAGGAGCACCGTTCCCCCCAAAGTCAGTGCAGCCTGAATAGCAACCGTATCGTCGGCTACACCGTCCCCAATTGCACCAAGGTCTTTGACATTAATAACACCGGAGTTCTCACTCTTAGCGGTGACTACCCAATTCGTACCATTCGACTGGAGCGTCACGAAGCTGCCATCAGTCGATCCGAGGATGACATTGGTAGCAGAACCCCCTGTGAGGGGGACCACGTTTGAGGATGCCGATGTGACAGCACCTCCGAAATGGGTAGCTATTTGCAACACGCGCCCTGTGAACAAGGCGGCATCAGGCAGCGTGTAAGTGGAGGCCGCTGTCGTCTGAATGATCGTGTGGTCGGAGGACAACACCGTATAAGTCGCGCCAACGTTGGTGACCATATTCGTTCCGAAACTGGTCGTATCGACTGCGGATGTCGGAGTAGTTTTATTGAATCCGAACTTCCCAGCATTGGTCAACCGTGCATGTTCAGTGAGGGTTGTAGACCCATTAGGAGTGGTATAGAGTACGATATTTCCCGGCATGGATGTGCCAGTCCCAGGCGTACCGTCTACAAACGAGGCGATACGGGCTGCGATACGAGGGGTCAGACCATCCGCCCCATAGAAATCATGCACTCCAAGCGCATCCCCATTATTCACAGAGGTTGTCCAAGGTGCGAGGGCGGTCCCACGCGACTTGAAGAACCGCACAGACTGTGACAAGTTGTCAGCCGAAAACTTAAACAAGTCCTGCGTACCCTGCACCTCAAATGATACCCCGGTGATCGGTGTCGTGATGTTGACCTTCAAGGTGCTGAAGTTCGCAGTGTTTGAAGTAGTTGTCCCAATAGGAGGGGGAGCGGCGGTTAACCTAGTCAACAACCCATCCACGGTCATCTTCTCGGTGATCCCGGACTGGGCAACAGGGATCAACTCCGTGCCGTCTGGTGGTAGTGTCGCCGCTGGCAGTTGGGAGATTTTTACATTTGCCACGAACGGACCTCTTATTGAGCGTTGATCGGTTTGACGTACACAGTGCCGCCAGCGGCCACCTGAATCGCACTCACGCGCCACGGGGCACC